CTGTTCCAGGTCGTCGGGCTTGGGCTTTGGACTCTGAGGCATGGGCTACGTCCCTACGAATACTCGCCCTTGGCGTGGATCACGGTCTCATGGCTGGCGGCGTTCGGGGCGTGCTTGAAACCAATGCCGCCGTCCGAGCAAAACGGCCTTGACACAACATCCGACTAACCTAATTTCCGACATCATATTCACAGACTGACCCGACTGCGCCCTGCCCGAAACGGCGGGGCGTTTGCGTTTGGAGGCTCCGATCTCCGACGACCACTGGCGTAAGCCCGACTGGCTCGCGCCCGACACGGTTGAAGGCAATGCCCATCCTCCCCGACCCCAGGCATGAAAGGTTCGCTCAGAACCTCGCGGGCGGGATGAAGCAGGGGGAAGCGTATGTGGCGGCCGGGTACAAGGCGAACCGAGGCAACGCCGCTCGGTTGAATGCGGATGAAAACATCCGAATGCGGGTCGCGGATATCCTGAAGGATCGAGAATCCTTCATTCAGGACGTGTCCGCCGTGGCCGTCCAGAAGGCGGGCCTGTCAAAGGCTTGGGTGCTCGATCGGCTCCGTGAGAACGCCGAGCGCGCGATGACGACCGAGCCCGTCCGCAACCATGAAGGCCAGCCTACGGGCGAATACACCTACCAAGGCAGCGTAGCCAACCGTGCCCTAGAGCTGATTGGTAAAGAGCTAGGGATGTTTGTGGACCGCAAGGAGGTAGGCGCTCCCGGCGACTTCACTTCCATGGAAAGAGATGAACTTGAGCGTCTCTTCCGGAGCGAACTTGCCGAGCGAGGCATCGGCGGCGAGGCTGCGGACGCTATCATCGGCGCTTTCACTGGCCGTGGAGCGGGAGGGGATTCAAAGACGGCTCATTGACTTCACGCGGGCGGCGTGGGGCGTAGTCGAGCCGGGGAAAAAGTTCATCGGCGGATGGCACATAGACGCCATCTCCGACCACCTTCAGGCGGTTTCCGAAGGCCAGCTTAAGCGGCTGATCATCAACGTGCCCCCTCGGCACATGAAGTCGCTACAGGATGCGGTATTCTGGCCCTCCTGGGACTGGATCAAGAATCCATCTCGTCAGTGGCTGTTTTCCTCATACGCGCAAAGCCTTTCGGTCCGTGACAGTGTTCGTTGTCGGCGGCTGGTCGAAAGCCCCTGGTATCAGGGGCGGTGGGGTCACAAGTACCGGCTCACCAGCGACCAGAACACGAAGCTTCGGTTCGACAACGACAAGAACGGGTATCGCCTAGCCACCTCGGTTGACGGCAGCCTGACGGGCGAGGGCGGCGACATCGTTGTGGTGGACGATCCCCACAACGTCCGTGAGGTCCAGTCTGCGGTAACGCGCCAGGCCGTTTTGGACTGGTGGGACCAGTCGATGAGCACGCGCCTCAATTCCGAGGACGGCGCGTTCGTCATCGTCATGCAGCGGGTTCACGAACGGGACTTGGTGGGGCACATCCTCGCCAATGAGCTTGGGTACGATCATCTTTGCCTGCCCGCCGAGTATGAGGCGCAGCACCCGACACCGATTCAATCCAGCTTGGGCTTCAATGACCCTCGGACGAAAGAGGGCGAACTTCTATGGCCCGCTCGGTTCTCCAAGCGGTCGATTGACGAGATCAAGGTCAAGCTCGGGACGATCGGCGCAGCGGGCCAGCTACAGCAGCGCCCGTCTCCAAAAGGCGGCGCGATACTCAGACGGGATTGGTGGCGTCCTTGGCTCAAGGCCAAGATGCCCGAATGCTCGTATATCCTTCAGTCGTGGGATACGGCCTACGGCGAAAACGAGGAAGGCGACTACTCGCGCTGCACCACCTGGGGCGTGTTCAAGCCCGGTGCCGATATGCCGGACTCGGCGATCCTTCTCGATGCGCAGGGCGACAAGTGGGACATGCCGAGCCTGCGGCGGAAGGCCCAGGACGTTTACGACATCTGGCTTCCTGACGTTGTCCTGATCGAGAACAAGGCGACCGGCCTTAGCCTGGCGCAGGAGCTTCGCAAGGCCGAGGTCCCGGTCCGGATATTCGACCCCAAGGGAAAGATCAGGGGCCGGAGGGTTGGCGGTGACAAGACGGCCCGCGCGCACATGGCGAGCGTGATCCTGGAAGGCGGCCGGATCTATGTGCCGTGCAAGCTCAGCACGGACGGGAAGTCTCGCATCCTTGGGAAGTTTCCCGATTGGGCGGAAGAGGTCATTGCTGAGTGCGCTTCGTTCCCGACCGGGGAATATGACGACTACGTCGATACCTGCACGCAGGCGTGGCTGACGATGCGCTACGGGCTGGCTTTCGAGTCGCCTGACGATGCGGAAAAGCCGCTGCCGAAGGATAAGCCGGCTGCGCGCAAGGCGGTTTACGGATAGGAGAGGCGGATGGTGTGGTTGTCCTTGGTTCAGCCGATGGGCGTTCTGCTTATCATCATCGCGGCCCTTCTTCTCCCTGAGCCGAAATACGTCGACTATCCCCGCCTCGGAACATGGACGCCTGAGAAGAGCCTTGCGGCCTTCAACAACAAGGTCATCTACGCCCGGCGCTTCATCCGGCGCGGCGTGGGGGTTGGCATCGTCTTCGGCCTGATGGCCGGCGCGCTGGCGGCGTTCGTCAACGCCATTCACTAGATGACCGGAATGCAATGGCTCGGCGTTGGCATGGTGGCGCTGATCCTGTTTGTGAGCCTCGGGCTGCTCTTCATGAGAAGGCCGAAGAACTGGTGGCAGTAGGAGGCAGAGCATGACCGGCCTGCCCCAACCCGACCTGTTCGGCGAAGACATCGACGTTGACCTGGCGGAAGAACAGGAAGAAGCCGGCGGCGACATGGTGGTCGACCTCGATCCGGAGTCCGAGGGGCTTCAGGTCGAGCACCACGAGAACCTTGCCGAGCACCTGGACGACAGCACGCTCAGCGCGATCGGTGAAAAGGTCGTCGAGGCCGTACAGCGCGACATCGAATCCCGGCAGGAGTGGGAAACCATCTACGCGGACGGCATCGCCTCGCTTGGCGTTGACCGCACCGCAGATGAGCGGACCGACCCGTGGCCTGGCGCCTCGGGTGCCACCCATCCGGTTCTGGCTCAAGCTTCGGTCGAGTTCGCGGCCCGAGCGATCAAGGAGCTGTTCCCGGCCGGCGGCCCGGTGAAGACCGCCGTGCTCGGCAGGCCCACGCTCGCAAAGGACCAGCAGGCCAAGCGCGTCGCCGACTACATGAACTATCAGCTCACTGAGCAGGACCAGGACTATCGGCCCGAGCTCCAAAAGATGCTGGCGATGCTTCCGCTTGAGGGCTCGTCCTACAAGAAGGTTTTCCGCGATCCGGTCAAGAAGCTCAACCGCTCGGAATACGCGCCGGCGGAAGACCTGATCATCCCTTACGGCTCTCCCGGCCTCTACAAGGCGCCTCGTGTCACCCATCGGATGTTCAAGACCGATGGCGAGGTGAACAAGCTCATCCTGTCAGGCCTCTATCGCAAGGTCGATCTTGGGATCGCATCGGAAGGGGGCGACACGGAAGGTCAGGGGCCTTCGGAGATCAGGGAGACGGTCAACCGCACGCAAGGCCAGCAGCCGGGCAATGCAACAGGCCCGGACGGGGACGGGCGGTTCACAATCCTCGAATGCTACATCGACCTGGACATCGCCGGCTTCGAGCATTGCACGATCAATGACGAGGGAGAGGAAGAGCCCACTGGGATTGTGCTTCCCTATGTCGTCACGGTCGAGCAGGAGAGCCGCAAGGTCCTCTCGATCTACCGGAACTGGAAGGAGCGCGACGAGCTTTACGAGCGGCGCCTTCCGTTCATCGAATACCCATTCTGGCCGTGGCGCGGTGCCTATGCGCTTGGCCTGTTCCATCTGATCGGCGGGCTGTCCACGGCGGCGACCGGAGCGCTGAGGGCGCTTCTGGATTCCGCTCAGTGGGAGAACATGCCGGGCGGGCTCAAGCAGAAAGGCGTTGCCTCTGCCTCGGGCCAGGAGGTCCGGCCGATGCCGGGCCAGTTCGTCGAAGTGGACACGAACGGCGACGACATCCGCACCGCGATCATGGCGCTGCCGACCAACGGTCCTTCGGCCACGCTGTTCCAGCTCCTGGGATTCCTGGTCGAGGCGGCAAGCAAGTTCGCGACGGCGACCAACAACGTTGCGGATGCAAACCCGAACGCTCCGGTCGGAACGACCCTGGCCCTGATCGAGCAGGGCGCGGTTCAGTTCTCGGCCATCCATGCGGGGCTGCATTCGGCGCAGCGGAGGGAGTTCCGGCTTCTCGCCGAACTGAATTACGAGCACCTGGACGAAGAGGTCGTTACCGAGACGCATGGCGGCGAACTGATCGTCCGGAGGGATGATTTCGGGGCGCCGGTCGACGTGCTCCCGGTGTCGGACCCGAACATCTTCTCCAACCTGCAGCGCGTGACGCTGGCGCAGACCGTCTATCAGATGGTCAAGCAGGACCCGACCGCGACGCCTCAGCAGGTGCGAAAGGTCACCAAGCGGCTGTACGAGGCTCTTGGGGTTCCGGATGCGGATTCGATCCTGCCCGAGGCGCAGGAGCCGCACAGGCTCGACCCGGTGCATGAGAATGTCCGGCTGATGAAGGGCGAGCCGGTCAAGGCTTACCCCGGCCAAGACCACAAGGCGCATATCTACGCGCACATGACCTTCTATCAGGTCTTCGGGAGCGTCCCGATGGCCGGCGAGGCGATGACCGTTCCGCTGGCCCAACACCTGATGGAGCATGTCGCCGACGAATACCGGACCTTGGTCGAGCAGGCGATCGGGGCGCCTCTTCCCGAGGGCGATCAGGACGTTCAGGAGTCGGTCGAGCGCTACCTTTCCGTGTCCGAGGCGAAGTCTCAGGGCATGGCCCTGCAGCAGCTTGGCCCGATCATGCAGGCCATTCAGCCGATCATCGCCAAGGCGGCGCAGATCGCACAGCAGATGCAGGCGCAGCAGGGCCAGGCTCCGAGCGACCCGGCGAACATGCTGCTGGCGCAGGCGGAGATGACCAAGGCGCAGACGGAGCAGCAGACGAAGCCGGTCGAGCTTCAGATCAAGAAGCAGCAGGCCGACACGCAGGCCCAGAAGGTCGCGGACGAGCACACGCAGAAGCTTGCGGAGGGCTCGACCAAGGCCGAGCTGGATGCGGCCAAGACCGTTGCGCAGACCAAGACGACGGTCGCGAACGTCCAGGTGGATGCCCTGTCCAAGGGGATCGACCCGGCGATTGTCGGGTTGCCTGTCGAAGAGACGCATGTCGACCACATGGCGCTGTAGGAGAGAACGATGAAGCTTCCCAAGGGTCCGGTTAAGCCGAAGCACAAGCTTGCGGCTGGTGAGTCGGCAAAGGTCGTCGCCGGCAAGGGCGCGACCAAGTACGTCCCGAAGGCGGGGAAGAAGTAGGCGTGACCCACGACCAGATCATCACCGCGATTTGGTTTGCGGTGGCGATCGGTGTCGGCATCGCGCTTGGGATGATGATGTGATCGGCCGCACCTTCGAAGGTCTTGCGACCGAAGCCATCACCGAGAAGCAGAACAAGCTCGTCGAGCGCGTGCTCTCCAAGCGCCACGGCCTCCCCCATGAGGAATACATCCGCCTGAACGGCGAATGGTGGGGGCTGGAGGACGCGAAGAACGTGCTCAAAGAGGTCGTGAAGAAGGCGGACGTTTAGAAGAGGAGATCATGAGGTACAGGACGCAGAAAGGCGGCGGCCTTCAGGTCGTCGAGGAGGAGAAGCCGGAGGCGGGGGCTTCGGAGATCAGTAAGTCAACCATCATCGAGCGGTTCAAGCCGGCGGCAGATGCGATCACCGAGGCGTGGGAGCCCTTCCCGGACGTTGACCCCGGCCTTGACGCAGTAGGTCCGTGGGTCGTGGTGCAGAAGCGTTTGCCGCGCAAGAAGACGGCGGGCGGCATCATCACGGCGGACGACTCGCGCGAGGCCGATGGCTGGACGGAGCGTGTGGGCAAGCTCCTGGCTGTGGGCCATGTCGCCTTCCGCAACGTGGACGGCACGCCGGCCTTTGGTGAGTTCGGGGGCTGGCCGCAGCCGGGGCAGATGGTGCTCATTCCGCCGACCGGCGGCACGGAGTTCAAGCGCGTCTCGCGGGACGGGAAGCACAAGGAGGTCCGGATCGTCATGCTGCACTGGCGTGACATGTTCGGCATCGCCAAGGACGTGACGCTGTGATCGCCCTTCAGGACGGCGCCCATGTGAACGATACGGCTGCAATCGCTAACACGATGGCCGCTCTCATGGATGCAGGGCGCCGCGTCAAGGACTCCGGCGGCCTTCTTATCCAGACGCAGCCCACGCCCGCTCTGGCGCGCAAGCACCTGGAGGCGTTCCTACGGGATGTGATGCGCGTGAGCTATCCGGGCCATCCGGACGAGCGCGAGATCCTGCCGGGCGTCACCATCAACCGTAACGAAGTCGCAAGCGCGACCTTCGGCCCGCACAGCAACGGCGGCGGCGTGATCGTCATCACGAAGAAGGATGGCAGCAAGGTCGTTCACGAAGCACCGAGCGAGAAGGCGGCTGAAGAAGCCGTCTGCAAGCTCACAGCCGACTAACGCACAACCCCCAACCGGAGACCATGGGCCGCCCCGCGAGGCGGCTTTTTTGTTGTCCAAACCAAGGAGCAAACGATGTCCACGGAAGACAAGGGACAGGCGAGCGGGCTCGAGGTCGAGCTGGCGGTGCCCGTCACTGGAACCGAACAGACTCCCCAGATCGAACAGCAGCAGACGCAGGTTCAGTCGCAGGAGATCGAGGAAGACGAGGACGGCCAGCAGCGGGCCGGTGAGGACGAGGCGGAAAAGTCCGCTCGCGCGGAGCGCCGCCGCCGCTCACGCGAGCGCCGGCAGCAGCGCGAAGAGCAGATGATGGAGACCATCGCCCGCCAGGGCGAGATGCTGGAGCAGGTCTTCCACGTCCTGCCGTCTCTCATGGGCCAGGCGCAGGGCACGCAGCTCGCACAGGCACAGGGCCAGTACGATCGTGCCAAGGCGCAGATGGCCGCAGCCTATGAGTCCGGAAAGCCGGATCAGGTTGCCGAGGCCACCGAAGCCCTGACCATCGCGCGCCTCAACCTCGATGCGCTGAAGCACCGGCGCCCGACGCGCCCGCAGCCTCAGGCGCCGCGCCAGCCGCAGGGTCAGGCGGAGGCACAGCCGAACCCGTATCAGCAGGCGTGGCTTTCGAAGAACGACTGGTACACGGATCCGGAGCGCAAGCGGGACGCGGCGGTCGCCTATGCGATCAGCCAGTCGCTCGTGGATGACGGCTATCCAGAGAACGACCCGGAGCACTTCGCCGAGCTCGACCGCGAGCTGAAGCGCCGCGGCATCGGCGTGGCTCAGGGCAATGGACACACGCCACCGAAGGTCATCGTCGCCTCGGGTCAGAGGCAGTCGCTCAACGCGCCGAAGAACAAGGTGGTCCTGAGCACGCGCGTTCAGGAGCACGCAGCCAAGTTCGGCCTGAACCTGAGCGACCCGAAAACCCGCGAGCGCATCGCACGGCGCTTCGCGGCGCAGCAGACCCGATAGGAGGCGACCATGGCGCGTGGAGTAAGACAGAACACCGACCGTCCGATTGCCGGCCCCGAGCAGGAGGCCGAAGCTCTCGGCGCCGTCGAGCAGACCACCGACGATTTCAACTTCGACCCCGGCTCCTACGCCGGCCCTCTGGGCATGCACATCCCGGAGAAGCCCGGCTATTCGCGCAAGTGGGTCTCGATGACCAACCCGGAGAACGGTCAGGACGATCCCCGCGAGATCATGAAGCACCGTAGCCCGGCGATGGGCATGTGGAGTTTCGTGCGTCCGGAGGAGATCCCGGACTTCTCGCCGATGAAGGTCAATCACGGGGCTTACGGCGCGATCATCGCGACTCAGGGCAACGTGCTCATGGAAATCCCGACCGTGCGCCGGGACAAGCTCGTCGCTCACTTCGACAGCATAGCCGACCGACAGGTCGAGGACATCCGCGGCGCAGAGGAAGCCGCTCAACAGGATTCGCGGTCGCCCTTCACCCTCAAGGTGGCGAGGCATGACCAGCGGATGCGACAGCCGACGATCCGCGAATGAAGATTCCGCGGGCGCCGCTGCCGCCGTTTCAACCCGTGCAACAGGAGCACGACTAAATGGCAACGACGCTCGCGGCGTTCGGCCTCAGCCCGGCAGACCACGCCGGGGGCGGGACCGTTCGCAACTATGCCGTCGAAAACGGCATTTCTTCGACCTACAACATCACCCTCTACGAGCACACCCCGGTCAACATCGACGCAACGGGGCGGGTCGTCATCGCTCCGTCGGTCGGTCCGGCCATCGGTGTGTTCAAGGGCTACTACGTCGCCAACCAGGGCCAGAACCTGGCTTACGACGTGTCGCCGATCTGGGTCTCCGGAACCACTCTCGGCTCCGGCCAGACGGTCACAGCGCTGATCACCATCGACCCGCAGATCGAGTACGAGATCCAGTCCTCGGGCTCGGTCACGCAGTCGGGCGTCGGCATGCAGGCGCCGTTCGCTTTCGTCGGCTCGGGCTCCACGGTGACGAAGCAGTCTCAGGCTGCGATCGGCGCCCTGTCCTCGGCCGCGTCGAGCGCGCTGCGCTGCATCGGCCTCGCCCGCACGGTCGGCCCGGACAACGTCTGGGGCGACACCTTCACCATCGTCCGTGTGATGATCG